CATATGTCCCAGCTTCTGATTGTTCTGTAACAAGTTCTGTGGTAGTTGTAGATCCACCAGGCAATGCGATTGTCTTACCACCTATGGTGTATGTGTCATTAATGTCATATACAGTGTCAGGAGGTTGTTGAATAACTGTTACTTGATCAGCTGGGAGATTTCCTGCAATTTTATATTGCATTTCTAATGTAATATTTTCACCAGCACTACCATTAGTTTGTGCACTTAGTGCAAGACCTTTCCTTGCATTATATTTTGAGGTTGCTATGTAGAAATTATCATCATCAATCTTAATTACATACCACTCTGTGTTCTGTGCAAATGCAGTGATAGTGCCATTTATATCAAACACCATCTGTGTTGTCTGATCATTTGATTTAACTCTAATTTTATATCCAGTGAATAAATCGTGAGCAGGGATATTAAATCTAGTTCCTCCAGTTTCACCAATTACATTAGTTGCAGTGATAACTTTCTCTACTATTTCACCAATATTACCCACATTACCAAATGATGATAGAGTTGGATCAGTAATAATATAATCTACAATACCATGACTGTGAAACAATGGTACTCCTTCATTTGGTAGAAAGAAGTCAACCTGTCCTGTACTATCTTTATAACCAGCTAGACATGTATCAACAGCAAATCCAGTTCCCTCAAATGCTCCTGCCTGTGGTGCTGTAGATGTAAGAAGAGCATGATCATGCTCAGGTACAGAAGAAATAAGTTTCTCTTGTAAAGGTCCTATTTGTAATGTGACCTCACCTTCCAAAGTTCCACCAACAAATTCTTGTACATTTGTATATCCACTAATAACAATATTTCCAATATCAAATAGTGCTTCTTGTTGTGTTTTTGAGAAGTACCATCTACCACCTGTTGCACCAACAGTAGAGATAACATTACCTGATACAGGAGATCCACCACCACTGACACCACCACCAGCACCAACTATTTTTCTAGCTTTATAGTCAGGAACGTTAAATGTGATACCAGAAGCAGATCCAAAATCCTCTGGAGAATAAGATCCACCAAGTCCACCATACTTGTCCTCAAGAACTTCATATAATAATGGATAGTCTTCTGCATTATATTCAGATCCATCACAATATAACCAGCCAGGATATTGCATGTCTGGATCAGTAGCAGTTGTATTAGATGTGTTAACAATTTCAACTCTTGCTGTTCCACTACTGCCTGGTTGAGAAATATAAACTACGTCACCATTTTTATAACCATAACCTTGTTTTTTTACGGTAGCAAAATTTACACTACCATCTGGATTTGCTACAATACCAACTCTTAGACCAAATCCAGTGCTTGATGCCACACTAAGAGTTCCATTATCACCAACTTTAGTAATATTATAATATTTTCCTGCAGATATATCTCCGTTACTTCTAGCAAATTTAATAGTATTTGTGTCAACAACATCTACTAAGAATGAGAATCCTTTATCAACTATAACACCACCAACACCATTTGATGATAATGTCGCTGTAGCTGTAGCACCTGTACCACCTCCACCAATTAGAGTAACTACAGGAAATTGGTATCCAGCACCGCCATCAATAACATCTATTCCAGTGACCTTTCCTGTAGTAGTATCAAAAACTGCTGCGAACACTCCAGCTTTACTAGGACCACTACCCGCATCAGTCACCTGTACAAGTGGTGCAGCTGTGTAATTACTACCACCTCCACCACCAACAGTGAACGAATCAATTGATGCTCCTAATGTAAGTTTGCCAGGTGCTTGAGTTGTCACAATTACTGTTAAACTATCACCCTCAACGAAAGGATGATTAGTTATAGTAATATTATCTGTTCCTTCTTGAAATGCTGTTGCTGGAATATCAGCAGTTATTGGACTTGTAGGAGTACCTTCTACTTGCAGATCAGTTACATATCCAGTACCACCTCCAGCACCAGAAACTATTGATCCTAAACCATTAAGATCTACTACACCATTGTCAGTAACTTTATCATCGGTTGCTTTAAATATAGGCACGATTGAACCGATTGGCATTGTGGAGTTACCAAACGTTGATTTATCTGTTAGAAAATTTGAACGGATGTTTCTTTCTGACATTTTAGGTCTTGATTAAGTAATCTACCATAACGAAAGGAGCTATTAAATTATCAATCTTTGTGTCGCTCTCTGGTTGAACACTAATAGAAGCACTCATTCCCTCAGTAGAAATAAATGTCTCTGGTATATTTAACTTATAATTGGTAAGTCCAGTTGTATAATTTATAGTATGTGTGTGGGATGTAGGATCCTCTGGGTAGTCAAATGCATCTGTTGTTTCAACTATATTTGAAACTTGAGGATATGCTGCTTGATCTGGATTAGGATTATCTACGTTAGTGTCAAGTGGTAGAACATCATGTAAAGATGTGTTGTGATCATATGCTGCAGCGTCCTCTGCATTAATACCAAAAGATGTAGTATTTACTTGTAATCTAAATGCAGTGCTACCAGCACTAAGATTATATGTTCCTATGTCAGGAAATGTAAGGATATTACCAGCAGCATATCCAGTGCCACCATTTACAACAGCAACAACTCTATACCTTGTGTTAGTTGGAAGTCCACCATCACCTGGCCACGCCTCAAATCTAACAGTTAATCTCATTCCAGATCCAGATCCACCAACCATATCAACTTCACCTGTGACAAAATCATCTAAGGTGCTCCATAAAGTACTGCCATATTCTGCATACGCCCACTGTCCTAAACCTTTATTGATAAATGCGTCTGGGTCAACATCTAACTGTTCAAACAAAGCAAATGATTGTAGAACACCGCCAGGAGTAGCTGCTGCGGTAGGAATATTATCATTACCAACTCCATCAGCACCTTCAATGTAGTTAGCAGGTAATTCACGACTAGTACCTGCACACTCCATGTTAACAGGTCCTATAGTAATAGTAATAAGAAAAAGATTTATAATATATGTTTGTTTACAAGGACCTTCTGGAGTAGTACTCATAGCCATAGTCCTACCAGTAGGAATCAAACAACTGGTAATAAATCCACCACAAGTTCCCTTACAAATACCATAATATTCAAAAGTTGCACCAGATCCTAAGAATGTTCCAGATGGAACATAATTACCCTCATTCCATACTTCAGACTGTGCATAATGTAAACATGCAGGTTGTCTTCCATCATTACCCTCACCAGCTGCAGCGTCAGTATTATCATACCAATTGACTACACCGATAGTAGATGCGTTTGTGTAATAATTTAATTCAAATACATCACTACCAGCACGCCTAATAGTTCTACATCTAAATGTTGTACTATAGTGCATGTGTGGTTGAAAAGCATTAGCAGGAACAACCTCTTCGTCTGGGTTTCTAGGTTTGGTAAAACCAACATTACCTGTAAGATTGACAGTTCTAGGAGGAACTCTGAACTGTCCTGTCATGTCAACTGTTGCAACAGATCCCACATTACTTGAGACAGTAACACCAACACCAGATCTGTCAACAGTTTGACCAGAAACATTGGTAACTGTAGCATCGTTGATGACACCTTGATCAGATGCAGAACTAGCTCTAATAAATTTGGATCTTAAATCTGGTACTTGGAATTGATCAACTGTTAATGTTACTCCTGTTTGTCTAAATGTGCATTCTTCACCCGTTCCAAGAATTTCTGCCAATGCTGGATAAACTGCTGAGTTATAAATGCTACCATCACATCTTAAATAACCAGCTGGTAATAATTGTAAACTATTTCCTACATTTGGATCATTTACTTCCAACTCTTGAGGAAAAGCAATCAACGTTCCTGTTGTTGTTCCTATCTTGGTTCTTTCTTGATTTAAAAAGACTGCCATTTTAGTAAGCTCTGATAATCATTATCACAGTTTGTGATGGTGTTTGATTGTCCATAAGAATATTTAACGCATCTGGTATGTCTTGAACGTTAACTGTATAAGATTGTACGTTATTTACAGCAATATTTGGAGGAATTCTAAGACCACCAATATTCATAGTAATATCAAAACTGAAATGATTATGTGATGCTAAAGTTGCATCAGTAAAATCTTCTCCAATATGACTAAGGTTAGTTGGATATGTTTGATTAACATCTCCATTGTAATAGTTTGATCTACCAAAAATATTTACAGGAGGAGGAAATACACCAGTGTGTTGTTTCATATAATGTTGATAATTATATGAATCAGAAAATGCTGAGGTATATGCACCGTGACCAGGAATAGTTCTTGTTGATCCTGCAATTGGAATCTCTTGTTGTGTAAAAGATTTTGATTCGTTTGTTAATACTAAAGTATTTTCATCATAGTATGTTAATGAACCAAATCCTGCTGGCCACTGGTCTGCAGTATCACTATTAGTAGTACCAGTTAAGTTTGCAGACTCATAGTTTGGATTACCAGTTGTTTCAGCTACTGCTGCCTGAAATACCTGAACATACTTACCACTAGGAAACGCCGTTGTATATTGTCCTTTGTGTTTATGACCTGGCGTATGATCAATACCTAATTTTCTTCCAATAGTATAATATGTTTTAGACCATGTAGGATCATTCAAGTTAATATTTTGAATTTTTCCTGCCATAGTGTCAATTGGATCTAATTGAAATTGTAGATCCGTGTCAGCACTGTAGATAGTTGGAGGAGTAACAGTTGTACCATCACCTTCAACTAAATCTCCAATCACATCATAGGCGTCTGATTGTCCAAACTGATATTTACTATCAAGTAGATATGATTTTTCAAGGTCAACCATTGACCTACCATTCATGTTA